GAATCTAAGGTACGAGAGTTTACCTCAAATCCTTCAGGGTTTTAATACCGTAACTCGCGGGATGGCCCAGATGTTTACCTCTGCGAACCCTGCTTTCATTCTTCCCAACTTCTTTCGGGATGTTGCTACTGCTGCGATTCATTTGAGCGAGGATGATAAAAAAGTCCTTATTAAAGATGCTCTGAACTTCAAGAATCTAAGCGGGTTCATGAAAGAGATTTATAAGGTTGAACAAAAGATCCACAAAGGAATCAACCCGAACACTAAAGATAAAAAGATCATGGATCTCTTAGCATCTGGAGACCCGAAAAAGATACTCGCGTCCGGAAACCGTCAGGCCATGTTCCAATACTTTAAGCAGGCAGGCGGAAAGGTTGGATATTTTAGGCACGAGTCTCTGCCTGAAAAGATCAAGCAGATCCAAAAAGATCTGAAGGGTAAAAAGGGATGGACAAAGAAAGGGTGGAAGACCATGTGGCAGACCATAGATTCTATGAATACTGCCGTGGAAAACTCCATCCGTGCATCTACCTTTTGGGCAGCTATTAAGGACGGAAGATCCCCCGATGAAGCAGCCAATATTTCAAGAAATGTAACCGTAGACTTTAATCAAAAGGGCAACCTCACGCAGACCTTTGGCGCACTCTATGTATTCTTTGGCGCTTCGGTAAATTCCATGCATCGTTTTTGGAGGACCTTAAGCCGCAGGACTCCGGAAGAACGATTAAAATTAATCGGAGGCCTCGCTAGCGCAGCCCTTATTGTAAACCTGTTTAATCGATTGGTTGATGATGACGAGGAAGAAGAGGTTCCCGACTACGACACGATTAGCACCTACAAAAGAGACACAAATTTAATTCTTCCTTTGCCCGCAGGCATGCCAGAATTCTTTAACGACGACAAGGACACTGGTTTCTTCAGCTTACCTTTACCTCTCGGATACAACTTATTTTGGACTCTGGGTCAGGTCATGGGAGATATGGTCGCAAAGAATGTATTCGATAGGGGAGGGATGGGCTTATTTGGTAGTGCTACTCGCGTACAAGAAAGTTTCTTAAATGCATTCAACCCTATTGGTGGGGCTAGTTTAATAACCGCTGCATTTCCAACCGCCGTCACCCCTCTTGTTGAGCTCTATGCGAACAAGAACTTCATGAATAAACCTATTCGGTATGCTGACCGCCCGTTCGAGGTACCCAAACCTGCACACATGCAGGATCCGAGAAGTACACCTGATCACTGGACAGCACTATCCCGTTCGATCAATGAATTCCTTGGCGGAAGCGATGACAAGAAAGGTTCGCTCGCAGGTATGTTCGGGGGCAACCCGTTATACTACAGCTCCGATGAGGACATTGAATTTGATATTTCTGGAAACCAGATGAAGCATTTAGTTTACGGCTATCTCGGAGGTCCTGGTCAGATAGCTGATACTTTATTCGGCGGTATGTTTTCGGCAGCTAAAGGAGATCTTTCAATCAGAAATGTTGGCGATATACCTGTGGTCAACCGTTTCATGCGATCCACGACCTACGGGGTTGCGACCAGAGACTCGTTCAATGAATTGCGCGACGCTACAAAGAATGCTGAAAAGATTTTAAAGAGCGCCAAGATAATTGGTGGCAAGGCATACACTGTTGCCCTGAACGACAACAAAAAGCTCTTACAACTATCATCGCAAATCAGTGCATTTGATAAGCAAAAGAACAAGATGCGCAGGCTGAAGAAACAGATCGAATCATCGAAGGCTTTGAGCGAAGAGCAGAAAACCCAACGGGTGGACGAAATACAAAAGAAGGAGTTAAATCTTATGATTGCGGTCATCAAGAAAGCTCAGGCTCTCGGAATTTCATAATAGTACATGAAGGAATCAAACCTTAAGTTAAACAAAAAGCAGGAAGAAAAACTTGTTGAGTATGCGCTCGAAAGAGTGAGACAGCTTAAGGAGGATAATCGGGAAAGGATTGAATCAGACAAGATATCCTGGAAGACATACCATAACGATCGTACCGACCGCGTAGATTACGACGGTATCTTCCATCACTCCAATCTGTCTGTTCCTATGACCTCCCTTGTCGTAGATCATTTCATGGCCAGAGCAGAAGACGAAATAACTGGGACGAGTCCCTATTTCAAATTCGAAGCACAGGGAGCGAGCGACCTGGAAATGGCTGAAGCCTACGACAAGTATTTCAACTGGAAAATAGAAGATCAGGCAAAGACAAGAGAGCGTCTCGAAGAGTCCTACCTGCACCTTTTTATCCAGCGTGCATTAATTTTAAAGTCCACATACCGGGAGGATATCTCTGTATGGTATGACTATGAAAGAAATGGTCTGTTCAATAACCAGACCGGATCTTTTGAAGAGATTCCTGGAGAAGGCCCAATCATTGAGGGAGAGGCACAGTTCATACCCGAACTAAACCCTCTGACCGGAGACACAGAACTTCGACTTGCGACCGATCCAAGTTTCCAGATGATCCCGGGAGTACACGAGTTTCAACCTCTCCCGCAAGGGGTTCCCACCCAACAGATAAAGTACAAAGGCCCAAGGTCGGAGGTCATAGACTCAGACCGTTTCCTTTGCCCAATGACCGCAGAATCTGTGGACGAAGCTGATATCCTTGTAGAATTATACGATAAGGATCTTCGCTGGGTTCGTGAAATGTTCATGAATCGGGAATGGATCACATTTCCTGACTATTTAAACCTCATTAAAAAGGACGCAAATCCAAGGTCGGAGGTCGAAGAGAATGAGGAGCGGAAAGAGAATTTAGACTTTGATTCTGATGAGAATCCAGTCGTTCCAATCATTGAGTGTTGGATCAAGCGTGATGTCTTAGGTACCGGCATCCCGCAAGAATTTTGCGTATTCATAGATACAGAGACCGAGAAACCGATTTACTATGAGTATGTCGCTAAATTGACCCCTGATAACAAGGTTCCATATACCGCTGTATCGATCGGGAAAGAGAGAAATAAATGGTGTGGGAAGAGCTTGCCCGAAAGAATTCGTAGCTTTCAAGAATATGTCGATAAACAATTTAATTCGCAGAGCTATCGCAATGAGCTCGCTGCTAATCCGATCATTGGTATCAATGCGCAAGCGGTCGAGGACGAGCCCGAGGATGTCGAATTGCATGCAGGAAAGATCTTCGAGCTTAAGGATCAATATAGCATCGATGACTTTATAAACTTTGCTGCTGTCCCTAATGTAGATATTCGTACGCAGGACTTGATCGACTTTGTATTTGGTATCGTTCAGCTCTGGCTCGGCGTGAGCAACATGGCAGAGGGAGATTACCAGGCACTGGCTCCTGCTAATACAGCAACCGGAGTGGAAGCAACTTTGCGCGAAGCGTCTAAGATTGGTCGTCGATGGATGCGTAGAATTGTTCGTGGATTTGAGGAGCATTTGACCAAGCTCGTACAAGTCACCATGGCCACCATTGATGAGGAAGAAGTATTCGAGTACATGGAAGGAGATGTTCGATCCTTTGGCGTAATGACTCCCGATGCGATCCGTAATATTGGAATTAATACACGGGTCATATTGTCGCAGGATCAGGGTCAGCGGGCTATTGAAAAAGCGAATCTCGCATTGCAGACCCAGGATAGGTACTTCCAATCTCCTCCAGAGATGCGCCCATTTATTCGTCCTATGCTTAAACGCATTTTGGATGCCATGGGATTTGAGAAGACCGATGAATTTTTACCCGCCGAAGCACCTGCGGATCCAAAGAGCGAGGCTGAGATTGCTAAGATGCTTGGTGACAATGCTGCGCAGGGTGGGGGCGAAAGCCCAGAGCCAAGGGATGGCGTATCTGGCGCAGCTAGTGGTATGGGTAACAGTAACCCTCAAGGGATGAATCAATATCAGCAATGAGCGATATAGTAGTTTTTGATCAACTCGCGGACATAAAGAAATTAACGGTCGATGAAGCTTTTATCCATCTTGAAAAGCGTTTTCAAAAGGAAAGAGCTCGATACCTCGCCCGCATGCTGGACTCAGACACCGGGCCGGAGGAAACTATCCAGATTAAATCGATCATTAACGCACTTGAGGGCCTATCGCCTCTGGCTCTTGCGGAGAAAGTCCTAAAGATCGAGGCAAAGAATCGTAAAGTTAAGCATCCAGAGTTGTTCAAAGTTAAGAGAAGCCCAACCGGTTGAGGCAAAAAAGCACGATCCTTAGATTAACACTATTCCAGCAACCCAACCTAAACTTTATTTATTATGGCTAACATTAATGTAACTTGGAGCACTAATCCTACCGACACTTCCGACATTACTTCGTACGAAGTCTATGTATGCGATGGCACCTCAGCGGGTCACTTTACAACTGCAGCAGAACTGCAGACCAAGCTCGACGCTATTCACGGTGGAGCAGACGCAGCTTCTCAAGGATTAGATCTTATTGAAAGCATCACCGACCTGACTGCAAAATCCATAGCATCACCTCACCCTTTAAGTGCAGGAAGTTATCACTTCGGTATCGCATCAAAAAACCAAGGCGGTTTTAAAGTCCAAGACGATGCCGCTGTTTTTGCTCTCGTAGTCAGCTAACACCCTTTGACCTATGCCCCTCGTCTCAAGATGGGGCTCTAAGGTCACTTCGGTACCTGCCCTCGAGCCCAAGGCCAACGACCCAAAGCCGATAACCTTAGTAAGTCGGCCGATACCCGTTGACCTAGATCCAAAGGCCGAAAGTCTTGGGTCGCAGGTCGGCAGGCCTATCCCGGTAAAAGCATGAGCTATTCTAAAAAAGTACAGAAAGCTAAAGCGAACCGGTCTGACCATCGCAAAGCTCGTGCCGTTGCTGGTTCTGTTAATCGAACTGCGGTTAAGCGTGACCCTAAAAAGTTCAAAAGTCTTGAGCGTGAGCATGATCAAAATCAACGATTTGGGGGTAATTTAAAAGCCGTATATTTTGATTCGGATGGGGATGGATACAAGGATACATATGGACGGGTTTACCGCTCCGGGGTTGTTGGAAAACCTGGCGCGGAGATACCTACCTTTAATTTTGATCCCCCTGTCTCAGGCCCAAGCGATTTAATCGCGGAGATATTAGAGAAGCCTAGTGCAGGCCCGAGCGATTTAATCGCTCGCATACTTGCTCCAGCAAATGGCCCAACAGGGTTAGATGCATCGATTAGCATTCCGAATGCTGGCCCAACCGGGTTGGTTGCATCCGTTAATTCTCCAGCTAACGGCCCAACCGGATTGATTGCATCTGAAGAAATTCCGGATGCTCCAGCTAATGGCCCAACCGGATTAGGTGCATCTGTTAATATTCCAAATTCTGGCCCAACCGGCTTGATCGCATCGGAAGGAATTCCGGATGCTCCAGCAAATGGCCCTAGCGGATTGGATGCATCGATTAATGTTCCTAATTCTGGGCCTAGTGGTTTAGATGCCTCTGTCAATATTCCGAACGCTGGCCCAACCGGATTGATCGCATCGGAAGTATTTACTGCGCCAACTAGCGGACCTACCGGATTAGATGCAACGGTCAACGCTCCAAGCTCCGGCCCGACTGATCTATCCTCAGGAATCAACGCTCCAGCTAACGGCCCAACCGGATTGGATGCGACGGTCAACGCTCCAGCTAACGGTCCAACCGGATTAGATGCGGTTAAGGCCACGCTTAATATTACCATCGAAGCAAGCCAGGATACCGTTGTTGCTAAGACACCAGATATCGGAACCGTTGAATATGCTTCGGATGTCGGATATCTATTTATATATGATGGAACC